AGACATTCCAATAAGAGAATTCATATCACTAGTTCCCCGCATATTCAACCCATATCCAGGAGTTCCTAAATTGTTGACCCCAGATACACAAGACGATGTTTGACTGACACCTCCACCTGTTTGAGATTCACTAGTTGGTGAAGAGAACTCGGGTGTATTTGGATTATTGCTATCAAATTGAGAGTATCCTCCCATCATTTTTTTTTTAGTTTGTCTATATTTTTTACCACTTTTTTTTTTCGAACCGTTGCGTTTTATTTTGCGTTTTGTATTGCGTTTTGTATTGCGTTTTGTATTGCGTTTTGTATTGCGTTTTATTTTGCGTTTTGTATTGCGTTTTATTTTGCGTTTTGTATTGCGTTTTGTTTGTTTGTGATTTTTTCTAACTTTCTTTCCTCCACATTTTTTTGTATTGTACGGTGAAACAATAGGATAACTAGACATTCCAATAAGAGAATTCATATCACTAGTTCCCCGCATATTCAACCCATATCCAGGAGTTCCTAAATTGTTGACCCCAGATACACAAGACGATGTTTGACTGACACCTCCACCTGTTTGAGATATCTGACCAGCTCCCATTGAAGTGGAACTTTTAACTCCGCAATTATTATCACCGGTAACCGGTGATAAACCATACCCCATTCCATTCTCCGCTGCATTTTTCAAATCATTAAATGTGGTACTTGCGGTGTTAGATGGTCCTCCTCCTTGGAAGATTTTGCCAGTTATACCATTCATAAATCTACTAATTCCGCGGTTGGCAGATACCTGTGCAGCAGCCTGGTTTTCTAGATTGCATCCAGAACCAATAGATACATTTCCATTCACACATCCGGAACAACCACTAACCAACCCCTGTGTAGATCCGAAATCCTTAGGGTCATGTGTATTGCTAGGATTTGTAATACGGTCACCTCCATGTTTTTTTTTGCTTTTGGTCATATATATTAACGAGTATTATATTTTTCTATTTTATGTATATCTTTTTCACTGCATATTAATTCTGATGTTTGTTCTAATGGTTTCCACGAATCATAATACTTTAAATAAACGCACTTAAAATCACATGATTTTTCTAAATCTACAAATTTATCATCTGCTATATTTTCAAATTCTTCCTCATCATCGCTTTCTTCCAATGTGTCCAAATTACGATTTTCTTTAATATCTCTAAATATACTATTCATGTATACACTAGTATTGAAATCAGGAATACACGCACATTTATAATATACTAAATCACTGTCATTTTTATAATATAAATCATAAATATCGGGATTTATTGTTGCTTTAATAGTGAAATTATATTCATGATTTTTGATTATATTCACTCTTTCGTTTAGAAAAACTCGATGTTTATGCAACAGTCTATGCTGAATACAATATATGGAATATGGCAATTTTTGGATTTTTTTGATAATGTTGTCATGACTTGTTTCAATCAACGGTAATCCAAATACAATATCAGATTTCGATAACATTAGAGGATTGAGATAGTTAGAAAACATTATTTGCAATGTATTTAATTTGTCAAATTGTACATTTCTAGATATATTATTTCCCTTAAAATAAAAAATATCTTCAATATTGAAAAACTCGTAAGAGTTAATGTTAAATACAGTACCATACACTAGAGTCCCTGCTCCAGAACATAATAAAGGATCAAAAGATGTGTTTTTGATGACAATAGTTTGTATATTTTTTTTATATTTGTCTAGTTCCAAGAAAGCACAAATACTGTGATTTTTCCAATTTCTAAACCAAGCGAAATATTTTTTCCCTTTTGGTATTGTTAAATAAATATTAGAACTAGGAACTATCTTATGTATATTCTTTTCATAAGATAGTTCGACATTTGGAAAAGTTTTCATTAAAGTTGATAGGTCATGTTTAGATAATTTCATATGTGTATATTAATATTATTGTGTCTTTAAGACCTTTAAAGTGTTTGATAGTTGTTGTCAAATAAGTTATCCTTTACAGCTAATCCAGACGGTTCATTTGCCTTGCTTACTTGAGACAATTCTTGCAAATAATTTTGCAATTCAACTTTCATATCAGAATCGTCAGTTGTTTTTTCTGTCACTAAAGATGTATTCTTGTAAATTTGCTCATATTTGGCTTTGGGTTTATTTACTAAATCCTTTATTTTGGGTTCTGTTAAATTATTTTTAAAAAATTCATATATATAATGCATAATCGCTATTAATATCAATGATAATAGCATTTGTTGAATTACAAACCATAACATTATATAATTCAGATATTACTTAAGTAAGATAAAAACGAATTTATATCTTCGTTCAATGAATGGTTATCTATTTCTTCTGAACTTTCAAAGTAATAATCATGAATATTATCATTTAGCTCTTCTACTATAAAGGTGGTTAGGCTTTTAGGGTGTAATTTATAAATAAAAGTTTTAATGTTAATTATTTTATGTTGTATCGGAACATTGTATGCATAATCATATTTAACCCATTCCATATTTGATGATTTAATTGCAGACAAATGATGGGGATTGTTTTCTGATAATCGTAATTTAAATTTATGCAATTGGTTTTTTACACATTTATACAAACCTTCTTGTGTAAGAATCCATTTATCATTTATCGTATTGATTATTTTTTCATTTAATACATATGACCAATTTGTAGGCAATCCTTTATCAGTATAGTATCTCATTATTAATAATTCGTATAAACTATTTAAACCGATTACTCAAATAGTTAAACATAATGAAAATAGTTATAGTTGACAAGAATGGATCTATTAGTGATTTGGATTGGAAAAAAAATATAGATTTTGAAAACATGTATAAAAAAGCTGGTTTAAAAAAAAATGTAGATTTTGAAAAACGCAATACATGGAAAATTAAAGATGGTGTATTTGTATCAGTGTATGCTAAAAATACAGGCAGAGCAAACACAGAAAATAAATATGAATTACCGCCTCCTGTAGACAGTGAATTATATTTTGGAAAAATGATTATAATTAAACATGAGAAGGAAGAACCTATTGTATGTAATTGCAAAGATATTGATTCTGGGGAATGGGAAAAAATTTATGAAAAATTAATGGGTGGATTTGAGGATTTAAATGAAGAAGAAGAGAGTGAAGAAGAATATGTTGCTCCGGAAAATTTAACAAAACAAGGCTATGAAAAAGATGGTTTTGTTGTGGAGGATGGGGAAGCAGATTTTAATACTGTGGAATCCGAGGATGAAGAAGATTGGGTTTCATCGAATAGTGAAGAAAAAACAGATGATTCTTTGGAAGAATTAGACGATGAAGATGAAGAAGAAGTTAGCGATGAAGACACTAACGATTCAGAAGAAGAGGATGAAGATGACGATGAAATGCCAGAACTAATATCTGGTTCAGACACCGAGTTACAAGAGGAAAAGTATGAATATTAAATTGAATAAAGTATATAAATAATTATCTTCTTATTAAAATAATATGAAGATATCAAACCCTGATACATTCCGTACCAACATTAGAATTAACTTAAATAAAATAATTAAGAAAAAAAAGATTTCTCTTAATTTAGAGAAAGGTATATTTAATTATACGATACAGAGTGCCAAACTTAGAAACATTGTAAGAAAATGGGACAATGAATCGTTTGTAATGATTTATATTGATAAATTTAAAAGTATATTGCTCAATATAAATAAAAAATCATCCGTTAAAAATCTAAATTTATTGAAAAAATTAAAAAACGGCGATTTTAAAGCACATGAAATGGCGTTTATGACACATCATGAATTATATCCAGAGAAATGGAAAGCTTTAATTGATAAAAAAATTAAGCGTGATAAAAACGAAGGTACTGTAGATTTATCGGCTGCAACAGATGAATTCTTTTGTTTTAAATGTCATAAAAAACAATGTTCTTATTATGAGATGCAAACTCGCTCAGCAGATGAACCAATGACAACTTTTGTAACATGTTTGTTATGTGGTAATAATTGGAGATGTTGAAACCGACATTGATCTTATTTGCAACATTTACATTAATTTGCAATATTTTTTTCAAAACAGTATTATAAATGGCCAATTGCGTAGATTGTATTAAATCAGTAATAAAATCCAAGTGGGACAATTGTTTAGATAAAGATGTGTCTAGTAATAAATTATGTCATTCAAAAATTAAAATACCCACCAATTCGGTAATACAACCACACCCGCCGCAACACTCTCATATATTTAGACAAGCACAGATTGTCAAAAATCCTGGAAGAACAGTCTATGGAAGATGGTCAAGAGCTAAATGGGATAAAAAAACTAAAACATATACAATGTTAAATTCAAAAAGATAGAAATGTTTATCTTAATATATTATAAATGAATACCGATCTATCGAATTGTCCAGCAAGAGAAGGGTTTTTACCAAACGATGTTTCAGGTTGTCATTGCTATTATATCAATAAAAAAAAAGGTGTCATAGATGTCAACACAACAACACCATACAATAGTACTTATTATAAAGTTAGTCGGTCAAGAGACTCTTCTTTTTTTCCAAAAGGATTCCCTACAAATCAACGAGGTCGATGGAATTGGAGTAATACTAATACCAAAATGTACAAACCTAACGGATTAATAGTACCAAATCGCCTCCCACAATGTTCTTCTCCAGGAGATTGTTATCCTGATACAATAACAACAGCTGGTGCAAAACAAAGTGGAAATATATTTCCAAATACGCATAAAATGAGCAAAAAAAAATTATTTGCATATTTATCAAGAAATCGAATTTATGTAAATCGATAGATTTAATATGAATTCAATAGCTCCAAATCTTCCAAACGCCAATATTCAGTACCCCCATTGGGAATGGGTCTTCTTATAATAAATGGGATTTTTTTTTGAGTTAGCTCTTCTAGGGCAATTTTATTCCCATTAATCATTCCAGGAGGAACCTCGATAAATGCATCGGCATCATTATTCAACTGTTTTGCTCTAAGACCTAGTACGCGAGCTCTTTCGTATTTTGTTAACCATGGGATAGTTTTATGCAACCCATCACTAATAACACCTTTGTTATCTCTCACTATTTTACACATTGCCAATATATCATTATAATTATTTTGCTTAATTTCAGGGTGATAATTTAATAAAATATCAGAGATTGTATCTTTTTCCAATTTTCGAAGCATTTCGGAATCAACTTCACTGTCTTCATCGTCAGTATCTTCTTCTTTTCCAGTCATTTCTTCTTCGTTTAATCCACCATCTTCAACTGTTTCTTCATCAGATAAAGAATCTGGGTCTTCATCTGGGTCTTCAACTGGGTTGTCTACCGATGTTTCAAGTTTACTCATTTGTATAATATAATATTATTTATTTATTATTTTTTCAATTTAATTAGTTTCAGCACTTTTCCATACAGTATCACATAAATTGCAAATATAGACGAATTTTAATTGGGCGTCATTATATCGTAAATAAATTACTTCGTGTTGCATTTCCTTGTCATCGTTCTCCTTTTTCTCTCCATCATTATCCCTATTCGATGGACACGCCGTGTTAGGACAGGGTATATTTGACACTCTGGGTAAAGTGGGATCTAGCTTAGTATATTCATTGACCAAATGTTTTACACCACCCTCCTTCTTTTTCACAGTGGTTTTTGATACGCATATATTATCACTTGTGGCAATTAATGTATCGTCTTCATGTCCACATTTTCTACAGTAGTAAATTAAACTATTACTATCCTCGCCATCTAATCGTATATAATACATATTTTGACAGATACTACAAAAGTGCATGGTTGATATATATAATAACGGTATATTTATATTTGTTTTCAATTTTATAAAAATTCTTTAAATGCAATTTTCATTCTCTCCAACAAATTGGTATAATCTGTTAAAACATTCATAGAATATAATTTTGTTGAAAAATCCTTTTTGTTTTTTTTAGATTTTTCCAATTGTACAAGTTCTTCAATAATAGCTCTCTCGTGGGTTTTGAAATGCTGTTTAATAATTGACATAAATCCTATAAAGGTGGGTGGTAATATTTTATGAGTAAGTACACCTAAAATAGCTGTTTCGTAATTTTTATACTGTATGATAGAATTATAAGATTTAAAATCACAATGAGATTCCATTATACCTGGTTCATTTATTAGGGGTTTATTATGCAATAAAGCAACTAAACTAAGCAAAATAGATTCTATAGTTTGACAAGATGTCCATTGTTCTCCTTTCCATGTATTCAATAATGAGATACATACTTTACCATTTCTATATAGATTGGGATTAAATCGTGTTTTACTATCGTTTGTTAAATAAACTACTTTTGGAGGAACAAAAGGGTATTCTGTCGGATAATTAAATTCAAACATATAAGCACCATATCTATATATTGAATCATCTGGTCCAAATATTACAGCATACCCTTTTAACATGTTTTCTTCGTCGTGTGAATAATAAATACCATTACTAGTTAGAGGCGATTTAATAAGTCTTACTACATCTCGTAAAAGTCTTTTTTGATTTTTTTGTGGCATGTGTTTTGGATGAGAACTCATTACTAATAAAATATTGTTTAGAAGTGTTTAAATAAATATTAATATTATTTTAATTTAACACTGTGTTAGCAGTGACCAGTTTAAAAGTATTTAATTCATCTTAAAATAAAATTGATATAAAAATATATCCGATAATATACAGAAAAGATGAGCAACCAAGTCTTGTCATTAAAAGACTTTTTAGAACAACATAAATGCAAGAAAGGAATGGGTTCCAACTCAACTCATACCAGAATCCCAGACAGGGATTTAAACATTTATGCTGGTGCTTATATGATTAATGAATATGACAATGAAAATTTTAAATTAGTTTATTGTAATAAGGTATTTTCAAATAAACAACAAGAATTCTTAACAGAGGCACAGTTACCGACCTCTGGACCAATTCTAATAGATTTAGATTTTAGATATAATACCAGTATTGAAGAAAGACAACATACCGAAGATCATATTTCAGATTTAGTTGAATTATATTTGGAACAATTGAAAAAAGTAGCACATTTAACATCAGATAAATTTCCAGTATTTATATTAGAAAAACCGAATGTCAATACATTGACTGATGTAACCAAAGATGGTATACATATCGTGATAGGGGTTGATATGCACCATGAGGCGCAAATTAGACTGAGAGAATATATTTTGGAAGAATTGGATCATGTATTGTCCGAATTACCATTGCAAAATGACTACGAGAGTGTGGTAGATAAAGGAATAGTGACTGGTAAAACAAATTGGCAATTATACGGGTCTCGAAAACCTGGAAATGAAGCATACCAATTAGTACAATATTGGGAAATTAGCTATGATGCTGAAGAATGCGAGTTTGAATACACTGACATGATGGATGATACTATTAATCATGTTGAAATATTCGATTTAATATCCGCGAGAAAAAATGACAATGTAAAATTTGGATTAAAGGACGATGTTATCGAAAGATGTCGTTTAGCTGATCAAGGTAATGCTAACAGAAATAGTAGGAAATCTAAAAATAGAATCAAAAAAAGAGATAAATCATTGCCGACCAATCTTGAAGAATTGAAAAAGGCAAGCGAAAATAATTTACAGGAGGCGGCAATGAATGATGACCTATATGAAGTAAGGGAAATTCATGAATTTACAATGGCTTTGGCAGAATTCAGAGCTTCTGATTATAATGAATGGTTTAAGGTAGGGTTAGCATTACATGCGTGCGATTATGAATTATTATTCCCAACATGGATGTTATTTTCTGTAAAAAGTGATAAATTTGATTACGAAGATATCCCTAATTATTGGTCGATGTGGTCAAATGATTTTACCAATAACAGGAATGAAATGAGTCGAGGATCTATTATGTGGTGGTGTAAACAAGATAATCCAATGGAATATCTGAAAATTAAAGAAAATACGGTAGATTATTTCATTAATAAAACTATTGAACATGAGAAACCACCAGATTACGATATTGCAGGGATTCTTCATAAAATGTTCGGAGACCAATATAAATGCGTGAGTATTAAGAGTAATATATGGTATGAAATGGTTAGCGGACGATGGAGTGAGATTGATTCCGGTACAACTCTGAGAAAAAAATTATCTAGTAAATTAGCACTGAAATATACATTGAAAGCGAAGGAGTTGGTGGAGAGAATGACCAATTTAAATTCAAATCCTTCTCCAACAGAATCCAAGAACAGCGATGATGATGATGGTGAAATGAAGAAATTGCAAAAATTAGCAGGAAGAACTGCAGGCATTGGCTTAGATTTAAGACGAACAAATAATAAAAATAATGTTATGAAAGAAGCAAAGGAACACTTTTTCGACAAAATGTTTCTCGATAAGTTAGATAATAATCCAAATTTACTGTGTTTCACAAATGGCGTTATTGATTTTGAAAAGAAAGAATTCCGAGCAACAAAACCAGACGATTATGTATCATTATGTACCAGAATTGAGCATATTAATTTAGATGAGAATAATCCAGTCCATGCTAAAAATATGAAAGACATTACTGAATTTATCGAACAATTATTCCCAGACCCAATGTTGAATAAATATATGTGGCAACATATGGCAGCCTCTCTGAAGGGGACCAATGAAAATCAAGTATTTAATATTTATACAGGAACTGGACGCAATGGGAAATCAAAACTAGTAGATTTGCTAAGTTTGGCTCTAGGAGATTATAAGGCAACTGTTCCGATTACATTAGTTACCAGTAAAAGAACCACTATCGGGGGAGCATCGCCAGAGATTGCACAATTAAAAGGTATCAGATATGCTTGTATGCAAGAACCTTCTGAAAACATGACTATTAATGAGGGTGTTATGAAGGAATTGACTGGTGGAGATCCATTGTCAGGGAGAGCATTATATTGTGATACTATTACATTCAATCCACAATTTACATTAGTCGTATGCACAAATCATTTATTCGATATTAAGAGTACCGATGATGGTACATGGAGAAGAATCAGAGTTTGCGATTTCGAATCGAAGTTTCTGGATAAACCTTATGAGAACGAGAAAGATTTTCCAAAAAAAAAATACCCATATCAGTTCAAGTGTGTTAGAGATATCGATAGTCGATTTGAGACTTGGGCCCCGTATTTTATATCCATGTTGGTAAAAATAGCATTTGATACAAACGGAGTGGTTGAAGATTGTCCGCAGGTACTGGCAGCCAGTCAAAAATATAAGATGCAGCAGGATTATTTCGCACAGTTTTTCGAAGAAAGAATTGTTACTACCGAGGGAAGTACGATAAAAAGAAAGGACATGTATACGGAATTTATCGAATGGTATACCGAATTATATGGTGGAAAAGTGCCGAAAGGAAAAGATTTATATGATTTTATGGAATCTAAAATAGGTAAATGTTCTCGCGGTAGATTTGCAGGATACAGATTGATTCATTCCTTCGAACAAGATTTGGATGTCGTACCAAATAACATTTAATCCATAATTTAAATTTAATAAATTATGGAGTTGGGAATAAGCTTAATATTTTAAAAATTTTTTGTAGAATAGGATATAATGTATTATACAATGGAAATATAGCCAATAAAATAATTGTTAAAACAACTTTTTTTTCCATAGAAATCATTATTGCTGCTATTAATTGAATTCCAAATAATGTCCAATAAATAATTTGTAAATATGATATTGTATAAGTTATAGTATCTCCTTCCTTTGAATAAAAAGTGGCTTTTCGTCTGTTCACCGCGACTTGTCCTTTATTATTTTCTACAGTTTTGGATATGCTATCTAATTTACTTTGTTGAATATCGTTGATGTTATTTAAAGAGTTCTCGAATGCAATTTGTGTATCATAATAGTCTAAATTTTGAATAATATTGTCATATACTGTATCAAACTGATTTTGCAGTTCGTCTATTTCTTGGTCTGCCATATTATTCATATTTGTATCAAAGGTTGGTCTATAAGAACTGTCATAACTAGCCAGTTGTCTTTGAGTATCTAACAATTCACCAGAAGCATTATCTAAAGTATTTTCTTTTTGGATAACTTTGTGTTGCAAGTCTCTTATATTTTGATTATTTTGACATTCTGTGTCGCATATAAATCCACCTTCTCGCTGTTTATTGAATTGATTTATCATTTTATACATCTCAGCATTTAATTTATCACTATTGGCCATAATGTATAATAGTTAGAAATTAAATGATTGTCTACTTGTTTTGTACTTATGTTCCTCCTACTGGAGTACCATCTGTCGAAACCCCCGTTGCGTTACTAATCGCACCATACACTTTTTCTCCAGCATCATAGGTATTATCAACAAGACTTCCTGCTTGAGATTCGATATTGCTAACAGCAGCAGTTGTGTCTCCGTATAATTTTTCTACGGCTCGTATATCATGTTGTAGTACAGTAGTGCCATTTGCTGGTTTAAATTCGCGGAATTTAATTCTATCCCAGTTCATATCATCTCTCCACCAATTATCATAAACAGATTTTAGTGTTAGGATTATGGCAATTACAATTGAACCGGCTATCCCTGATTTACCAATAAAAGACCAGCCAGCGTTTACAAGATAAACGCTGACTAAAACTCCTAAACCACAGAAAGCAATTGTTTTAAATATATCCTTATGAGAACGATATCTTAATTTCTCGTAATCCGTAATTTCTACCATACGACGACGATTATTCCTAATAATTTCTAATTCATCAATCGCTTTTTCAGCATTATCCAATTCATTCTTAACAATTTCCACCATGGCAATTTGGTCAGCCAGATTTTGACGACTATCAGATAAATTACATTGTGTAGAAGTAAGAATATTGTTTAAATCTGCATACAATTGGTTTCTTAATTTGCTTAAATCGCTAATTTTTCCTTTAATTTCAGTGACAGACATACTTGCTTCTTCACCATTCTGAACAGATTCTAAATCACCAAATAATTTACCTTCAAAAGCATGAATGCTATTAATACTATCAAGGAGGTCGTTGTATTGCGTGTTTAAGATATCGGCGCAACTAGGTTTTAAATTACTTTTTCCTGTTCCTGTCGATGAGCTGCTAGAGGCACCTGGAGCGGGAGGCACCTGTACCTGCGCCCCATTTTCTGTGTAACATCGCGGCCAACCTGGAGCAGCATCAGCAGTTAAACCGCAATATAAAGGTATGTCAAGTTTCATTTTACATGCTTTACCATCATCTGTAAGAGTCGCGGAACCTGGACAATTTGCTTTAGACATTATATATAATAATAGGTCATAAAAAAATTATTATTATTTTATTCTAGTTATTGCAACACCCAATACAGAAATTGCTAAAGTTAGCCATAAATAATAACTCATACCTATACTGTTTTTTTTTAATCGACTGTCTTCCTCCAGGGCTCCCAAAGTGTCTATGTTATTTCCCGATTTTAAAAGTTTTTGACTAGCCAATTCATATCTAGATAATTGTTTTAAAATATTAATATTTGTATTTTTGTAAACAGAGTTTACATTCAAATTTTCAGACTGTAGTCGATTAATACTACTTTTTATTTGTTTTTGCATAGATAACAACCTTGAAGAAGCTTCTTTCTCTTTCCGACGATTTTCAACCAAAAAATTACCAGTTGGTTCTACTCCAGAAACACTAACTCCATCCTGAGTTCCAGAATCTTTACAAGCTTTTACCATATCATTTTCTAACGGAGTATACCCTTCACGAGACATTCCCCCAATGAAAGGTTCAGGAGAAACATTGGTAGACCCATCACCTCCAGTCCACATTGACCAATTTGGAGATGCTTGCATACCATCCATAGGCTTGGTATAAATATTTTTATTTTTATTCACCCCGTAAACTTTGTTTCCATCAGCCTCTATGCGCTCTAATCCACCTCTAATTTGTTTCCAACCCCCGTTGCAAGGTTTTTTACAAACATAAATATTATCATTTTCATTTGTACCATAAACATAATCTTCATTGCTTGCATTAACCCATTTGAGACGCCCAGGGATATTATACCACTGTGGATTAGTATGATTTTGAATTGGTAAACGCGCACGATAAATTGAGTCATTACGATTAACGCCATATACATATTTTTGCCCCCCTGAAATTTGTTTCAAATTACCTTCCACTAGTTGCCACCCGCCTTTACAGGGTTTTTTACATTGGTATATATTACCTTTGTTATTGACCCCATATACCCACTCTTTATTTGAAGCTGATATATTTGTAAGTGCACCTGGTATACCACGCCATTCTTTACCACCATTGGCATTAGGCTCTCCTGGTGTTTTCGAACGGGCATAAATGGAATCATTTCCATTAACACCATATACTTCCTTTTGTCCTGTGCTTAGTTGAACCAATTCACCGCTCTGTTGTTTCCAGTTTGCGCCATTATTTCTAATATTATTTTTTTCAGTTTGGAAAATATTATTCCCACCTTTATTGACAGGATACATTCCAGTTTTCCATACTTGCTTCTTGTTAGGAGGAGGTTTCGATATTAATTGTTGGTGAGATTCAACAATCGTCCCTCTATAACCCAGTCCACTTAATTTATTCATGACGAACTCCAGTGTCGTAGATACAGTTACATAAATTCCACCTTTTCCTTTATTCCAACTATTGGATGAAGTTGGACACCCTATCATTTTCTTTTGTCCTCCACCGCACCCACCGGACGTCTTTGAATTGGAAGGATATCCGTTAACTAGAGGGATATGGTAAAATCCAGGGGTACCATTCGCGTCACCATTTCTCCAGTTATGAGTCGTCGAATTATCAGTTCTATACCATCCACATGAACAATTAGCTATATTTTTAGCTATTATATCATCCATTTCTGTCTGATTTGTTAGTCTAACATCTGGGAATTCGGTTGATAAATCTTGCAATACAGGAATTAAATCATTCTTTGTAGCAAAATAACTAGAACCGCTTAGTCTTGTAACCCATAAAATCATTTTTGCAGGAACTGGACAATTTACAGTCCGGGGCCTTCCACCCGAAGCAATACAGTCAGGAATATCACTACCCTTTATAGTTTTGCAGGCAGAGCTTCCTTCTGGTACAGCACCAACATGCCAACAAGTGTACGATTTATTTGGAACATCTTTACAATCGGTAGTGTAAATATTGCCAGTTAAATTACACCCAAAAGAAGAACCATTCCATCCAACACTACCTTTCTTCCTAATATTATCATTAAAAATACCACACCCTGTACCATTCCTAATATTATCCCATCCCTTTGGACAAGTTTTTCCCATAGCTGCTTTTGTTGAAGCAATTGGAAATGTTGGGTCATTGTATATTTTGGATGTTAAGTATGTATTCGAACTACTCAGAGCCTTATCTGCAACTTCTACTTTCCCCCATGCACTAACCTTCTTTGTATCGTCGTTTTGCATTTCATTATCTATTTTATTTGATGAATATCCTCCAAACCCTTCGACTTTAGTATTATTTAAAAGTCCTAACTCACTGGCAAATTGATTCCAACTAGGCTTTGGATTTTCCCCACCTGCCGATTGTAAAATAAATCCGTCTCCACTTGTATAAAATCCTTTGCAATAATCACCGTATGCTTCTGCTGCTTTTATCGCAGTCGCTTCATCTTGAATATACTTTCCACTTTCTAAGCGTTGGTTATCAATGACAGGAGCATTTGGATAACCCCAGTCAGGTTTAAGTTTTACCCAAATTCCATTATATTTAATATATTGCGTTTTTCCAGGCCAGTTTGTCATTCCAAGCTGTTCAATATCTGATTTACATATGCTATTGAAGTTAGTACCCCAACTGTAAGTCCCGCCATCTATTCTGGTCATACCAAGACCACAGTGTCCTGTATTTTTTAACCAACTAACAGAGTCATTTATTTTATTATCATCATCGCATTTCCCTCCCCAATTTACACACAATCCACTATCACATTCATTATTAGAATCACATAATCCACCCATTTTAACCTTTGGGGCATACTTTGATAAATCTTCACATTTACCAATGTTAGTATTTTCCTTACCATTGTATCTCCCAATTTTTTTCCCCACATCTACACCTTCGGTACCGTTGGAATTTTGAACAATCCCGTCCCATTTTAAATCGCATCCCGCTCTGCATGAAGCTATAACATCTTCAAGACCGCCAGATGCCCCTGCTAATGTAGAGGACCCATCCTTTTCAACATCGCTTTTCCATTTATCAGAGTCCTTTGACCATCCTTTTGGACATTCGTCATAACAAGCTTTCCTGCTTGCATTGGCAGATATATAAGTAGAAATCATGGTGTTTTGAGAAACATTTGATTTTCCAATAGCATTATTAAAATCTGTTTGCATTTTTCCTAATTTATTTTGCTCTGATGAATTTGTTTGTTCTAACGGCAAATAAAAACTGAAATTTGACATTTTTATCTATAATATATAGATAAAAATAAATATTATAAATTCATTATTTGGATGCTCTATGAAATGCTACTAATCCTAAAGTAATAGCAGCAGTTAACCAAACAAAATAACGCATATATTCGGCATTCATTTGTAAATTATTATCATGAACAATAGCATTCAGTGTGTCACCTTCTGTCATTAATTTATTTAACCGACCCTGTTGATATTGTAACTGTTGAAGTTGTTTTAAATTAGAAGCCTTTTGTTGTGTAACGGACCCATTCTCTCCAACTAACTGCATATTCTGTCCATGAAAAGACATTGTTTTTTCCTGGAGCGTTTTTGCTTTTTTCTGTAAATTTGTAAACATGGCATCCGCTTGTGCTTTAATAGTACCACTCAATTCTCGATTAGCTAAGGCAGATAACCACTTTGGGTCATTCAAATCGCTAGGGGGTGCAATGTCAGGTTTATTAATTAAATAACAACCCTGACAACCATTTCCAGATTTACCGTTATTACATGTTTCCCATGCTGTACAACTAGAATCGGCATTACAAGCTGCTGCACATTCTTTGGGATTTTTTTCACCTGACCACATAATATGGTCTTTAATAACGCTCCAAGACCAACCTTTACCACGCGAAGATTGTTGTGCAGCACCCATTAAAGCATTTTGTTTTTGAGAATAAGTAGAAACGGCCTTATTGAAATCATTTTCTAAAGCTGTCATTTCCTTATATTCAGCAGAATTCACCTGTCCAAGAGGCGCTTCTGGTGAATTTCCACTAAAGTTTTCTATAACAGACCCAAGTCCTGGCGTTTGTTCAATAATAGATAACTGTGGTATAACAGAAGCTTCAATTCGAGATTGTATAGAATTAAATTTTGACCCCTGCTCGAGACTAACATTTAAGCCATCGCTTTGTTTTTTACCGTCGAATAATCCCAATAAATCTTTTAATGACATGTTCTATACACTAGACATAGAAAATGTATTTATGAATTAATAAGGAATACCCCACCAAGCTAACACGGATATAACTAATAATATTACTAAAAAAACAGCAAGAAAATACAGTGCTGAAAATTTATATTGTTTGTGTAATAAATAAATAATCAACACAATTGTTAAAAAATAATAAGCTAAAGTAAAATAATCATATGTCAAACTAGATTCTTTATTTTGCCTTAAAATACCAGAAGCTTGTTGGTAATCATTTGTGCTATTCAGATCATATAATTTGGCTTTATATTCCTTTGTTTGTTTAGATAGTTTATTTTCATAATTAGAAATCTTATTTTTACCACTTTCTACATTTGATTTTACCGATATTTCTAGGTTTTTAATTTTTCTCAATGTATCATTTACATTATTTAATTGACTTTTCATTACATTGCAATTTATCTTAGATTTTCTACACTGAATAAATGCATTTTTATAATTCGTATTCAAAGTGGTACTAAAGGTTCTATTATAAGCTTCCAATTGTTGTTTTACTGTTTTCGAGTATTGGGACATTATATATATACTTGGATATTAATAACAAAGCCTATAATATTTACTTTGAACTGCCGTAGGAGAAGACCGCGTAATTTCACATAATTCACCTGGTCGCAAACCAATGGCTTTTGCTACTGGGTCAAATCTTGATAATTCCGGAAATTCCGAATCATTGGTCACATTGTATTTTTTTTTAATCATAGTTTTATCCGAATCGCTTAATATATTATGAGGCGGAACCATTTCGTGATTTAAAATGTTAAATAAATAATCGTTAAAATTATAAATATTAACAAATTTCCCATCTTTAATATATAATTGTTCTACTAAGTCAAGTATAGTCATATTAACTTTGTCTTTTGATATGATAATTAAATCATCTTTCGTATTCAAGATGTTTTCAACATCAAATATATCATCCACATATTCATATACATGAGCTGGTCCTAAACGAGTCGCTAAATGATATTTAATAAATATCTTTTGTTTTGTTGTAGAATTTTCTAACATCATGTCTAATTGGTTATTTTTATGCATGGTCTGGATTTCAGTAACGGAAAACCCCGCGTGGTCATCCACATTAAATCCTCGCTCTTTTAAAAGTTCCAAAAGTATGATTCTGGATTTATATACTTTTGAAATAAGGGGGCTATAGCTTGCACTCATTGTTTATATTAATTGAATAATATATTTAAATTATTTCAATTTATCTATTGTACTACTATTTTTTTTTCCTCTGGGATAATACTTGATTTGGTTTGCTCCTCGACTACTGTAGACAACAAAGGCATTGTTCCAATGTTAGAATCACCGACCTCTTTAATTGTTCTTATTACTTTATTTTCCGGCGTGTCATCATTATCTGGCGTGTCATCATTATCTGGTGTGTCATCATTATCTGGTGTGTCATCATTATCTGGTGTTTCAGTATCATCCGTTTTAGCTTCATCTCTTTCATAATTTATAGGACTGTCATTATCATTTGGGGTCCATTCTGGTTGATTAGGTGTTTCTACCGACATTGGAGTATTGTCTGTTGTTTCGTTTACTTTATATTCCCTAAATCCTTGCTGTGAAGGTAATACCAATTCTGAAGGACCGGTCACCGTCCTAGTTTCTGTTACCGTAACTGCTTGTGTATTGGTCGGTGATATTGGAGACGGTGCGTAGGTCGGTGATATTGGAGACGGTGAGTCTAAAACTTCTCCCAACTCACCAGGATAAGCCATTATTTTTTCGTTATTTGGAGCAACAATCATAGCATCACCATCATCATAATCTACCCATTGCAGAGTGAATATAGTATCTGCTGTAAAACCAGCATCCTCGGCACCACTGAAAGTAACAGTGGTACCTGGTTTTAGATTTTTATCAGTGGATTTAAATGCCGTGATGATTTTTTGGGATTGTTGGTATTGTGTTTTGAGGTCAGCTTCATAATTTTCATCAATTCCGAAATCTTGTATATCATCGTATTCCTGTTGTTCCGCACCCCATTCAGTAGTAGTATTAGGAGTATTTAATTTTGCATCTGGTATTATATTTGTTTTATTTTTTTTTATTTTATCATATGTTTTTTGTTCAATTCCCATTAATGTTTTTTCACCAGTTAATTTTTCAATATTGTCAGTATTTATTAAAGGTACTAGTTGTTCAACATTATCCGCTGTAATAAATCTCATTTGTACATTCATGGTCAATAGTTCTTGATATAATAATTTAAATGCATACGGTACATCAACAATGCTGAAACTTCGACCGAAACGGCTAACTGGCACAACATTTAAAGAATTTTCTAAATTTCCTACAAATTTTAAAGGACCATCCACCATCGGACTTAAGAAAATATTGCGAGACGCGTTATATACTGCTATTGTACCAGATTTATTACATATTGCCATTCGAAATTGGTCTCCTCTTACCATCATTGATTCGCGTAAAAATCCAGACATTCCATGTGAAATAACAGCATCTCTATCCATCTCCCCAATTCTCAAACCGCCATCATTAGCTCTCCCACCCACAGTTTGTCTTGTTAGTACAGAACGGGGTCCTTTTGCTCGATGATTAATTTTGTCTTTTACCATATGTTTCAATCTCATATAATAGGTTGGTCCTATATAAATTTCTGTTTCTAATTGTTCACCAGTCATCCCATTATACAAAATTTCGTTACCACTAGAATTGTAACCTTCCTTTGTCAATAGATCTCCAAATAGTTTATCTTTTGGTCCTTTGTTAGCAAAAGCTGTACAATCACCAAATCCACCGTATATAGCGCATGTTTTACCTATCAAAGATTCTACTAGATGTCCGATAGTCATTCGTGATGGGAAAGCGTGTGGATTAACAATCATGTCTGGTCGAATCCCATCGGCTGTCGTAGGCATATCGGCTTCTTCCAGTACAATACCAATAGTGCCTTTTTGTCCTGCCCTGCTTGCAAATTTGTCTCCTATAGCAGGAATACGAATGTGTCTCACCCTTACCTTTGCAAGGCGACCACCTTCTTCATCTCTAGTCATGAAGGATTTATCTATATATCCTATTGCCCCTTTCTTTGGTTTAATGGATTCATCAACGTACGCATCTGAACTAGTGAGTGTGTTTGTAGCCATCCCAATCAATATAGTTTTGTCATTTATTACTGTATTTTCTTTAATCATGCCGGATTTTGAATCTAAATTACTGTAATCATATCCTGGTTTCTTTCCAACAACATTAAAATTATTTACATCCATAAAAGTTTTATCAATTGAGATACTCCCCACCTTTGTTTTTTCTTCTTTCGCTTCATATGTTGTCATGTAAGTAGTCCTAAATAATCCACGGTCTAACGCATTTTTATTTATAATAACGGCGTCTTCAACATTATATCCAGTATAACACATGACAGCGACAATAGCATTTACACCATACGGGTGTTGTTCTTTCGTCACATAATCTAAATATCTGCTTTTAACTAGAGGGATTTGTCCATAATTCAAAAAATAAGATGTTTTATCCATTCGATTTTGATAATTAGTATGAAACACAGAGACGGCTTGCTTGCTTTGTCCACAGGAAAATAAATCACGAGGGAATTGATTGTTGCTTGGATAAATTATTTGATTCGCCATTACGCTTAAGATTGCTGACGGGTGTATTTCTTTATGAGTAATTTTATTTTTAGTATAATTTGCCTGGTCTTCATTATACATTGCTAACTTAACCCCTTCCATTTCTTGTGTATCTAGGTATTCAATGATCGCTTCGCTTTCATGTAAATCATCATTTTTGCCGTAGAGGTCTGTAATATTATAAATTTTATCACTATTTATGTCAATTGTCTCTTTCTTTTTCCTTGCCCCTGTAATAGCTTCAGTCCATGATAATTTGTTATTTGCAATTTTATCCATTATGCTTTCTTTTTGATAACTTATAGTATTACCTTTCACATGAAATACTGGATGTGATAGTCTGCCTGCTCCTGTTAAAATTAACAATTCCTGTCTTTCGATATTCCAACGAATGCTAATATATGGGCTGAATAAACCATTTCGCCTTTGCACTTTTAAAATTTTATATAAATTAACAATGTTATCTGTTGCTCCTATCCAAGCACCATTTACAAAAACTTTAGTTGTGTTAGCCAAAAAAGAAATTGAACTTTCTTCTAATAATACAACACCCATCGTTCTTAAATGTTTAATAAACGGATATCCTGATATTTTTGGACTAACTTTTGTAAATGTTGCCATATGCTTATGAAATCCGATATTACCACCGTCCGGAGTATGAATCGGACATAATATACCCCATTGTGTACTATTCAACAAACGAGGACCAATCATCTTTGCACCATCTGCGTCTATGTGAATGTTTGTTTTTCTCAATTGAGATATGAAACTCCAATAAGATAATCTACTCAAGTCTTGTAATAATCCAGGTCGCTTTGTATGTTTTTCTGAACCCCAGTCTCCCTTGAAAGCTTTTCTAAACCCGTCTTCAACTACTCTGTCTCCGAAAATTAGAGGCACATTTTCTAAAATTAATTTCATGAAATTTGATTGTTGATATTTTGGCGTTTCTTTATTGTAAAAATGTTCATAATCCATTCTTTTATAAATTTTTGTTTGTTGTAATTTATAATATTCCACAAATAAATCACGGATAAGCATACCAGATACCTCAATTCTTTTATACAGATAACTATCTCTGTTTGTAGGGTTTTCTTTACCAGTCATTACTCGCAACAATCGGTTTACAATATATCCTAAATACAATGCTTTTTGTTTGAAGTTTAATTCACCTATGTGAGGTAAAAAATAATTCATTAAAATTTCTATTGTATGACTATTAGACTTTCCTTTTGTCAAAGAAGCAATATATCCCATGGCAGCTTGTTGTGTGAATACTAATCCTGTATCATGAATGGAAGGTCTAAATAAATCCAGAATGTCGTTACTTTGTTCAATATCCAATAAGCAATATTTAATAATTTCCTTATCTGAAATAACACCAAGTGCTCGCATTACTATAAATAAAGGTACTGGTTTTCTTACATTTGGTATAGATACTACTATTTGATTGTTGGAAGAACTTGGTTGTTCTGCTATAATTCTCACTGATAATGTTCTAATAGGTTTTGATGCATCTTCGGAAACAGAACGAATTTTTGCAGAAAAACTATAAATATCTGATACTTTATCTTGGATATATAATGTATTATCTGCAAATTTCTCTTGACATATAATAACTTTCTCCTTACCATCAATTATAAAATATCCACCTTTGTCATTCCTACATTCACCCATGTTATATTTTACTTCTGGAGAGAGACTCTTTAAAATACACATATCGGACTGAAGCATAATCGGAAATTTACCTAAATATATTTTTGGTATAGTTACGGTCTCGCTATGTTCATAAACAACTTCATTGCTTTCATTATATGATTTTATAATGAATTCTATGTCAATATCTACATGAATTGTAAATGCATATGTCATATTTCTTAATCTGGCTTCGTTAGGATACATTATGTGTTCATTTGCATCATCATCATAAATAACAGGTTTCCCATAATATAATTTATCTGCATTTTTTCCACCAATATATAAATATGCTTGATGTTGGAAATCCTTGCTTTTTTCATGTTGGTCCTTGATAAATCTAATAGGATTTTTTTCCTTTAAAACTTGTTTAATACCATCATTAAAAAAATCGTTATACGATACTAAATGATGGTCTATTAAAGCAGTTGGGTTATCTCGAAAGTACATGTTTATAATTTTCCATGGTATATCATTGAATTGGTCCATTTCTGATATAAGTTAAGCATATATTTTTAAAACAATTATTATGTAATTGTTTTAAAAATAAATTATTGAGAAATATTTTTCTGGTTAATTCCAGGTCGTTGCGTTTTTTGAAAAGCTCGGACTTGTCGCTGAACTATATTCTTATTTTCAGATAATACTATTATAACTACACCGATAATTACAAACATTAGTATTATGGGGATTAAAACTAAAAACCACGCCATGCTTAAAAACCCGTGGTCGCATAAATATTTTAAGATATAAGTCCATATTACTATACTTGCTATTTTTACTAAAAATGTAACCATGTTATTAAAAGGAGTTGGGACTGAATATGACCCCACTTTATAAATGTTACTATGCATTGAATTCTGACTCATGATTGCTAAAAGACTTGACATGGACAGAAAAAAATATATTTGAGCAGGGGTGCATAGCGACCTTACATTCTGTTCAAATTGGTTCATTTCTTATATACATATAGAGAAATAAACTTAAATATCAGTAAATTTTTTAGCCTGTAGAGCTCCGCTTTCCAGATGTGTCGATACATCAACCGGGACAGGACGAACTACACTATTGTTTTTTCCGATTGGCTGATCCGTAACACTAGGATTGGGTGAGTCATTAAGTCCAACCCAAGTATTATATTTATCTGTTAGAACTTCACCTCCTTTCCAGTACACATCTCGGATATCTGAAAACCCAGGTAAATTATTTGATAATATCTGAGATATACTTCCTCCTTTCTTTTTTCTACCTCTATTTATTTTTTTCTTTTTTTTCTTTTTTTTCTTTTGCGTTTTGCGATGGTATTTTCGACCACCTTTCTTTGTTACACCTGACCCATGACTATTAATGGGTGGTGCGATAACTGCATTTAATTTACCATAGTATGTTGCATCATTATTCACTCCAGGTGAATACATGGGACCAGGTGGAAATGCTTTCATATTCCCTCCCCAATTTCCACCAAAAGGGGCAGCTGGAGAACCATCCATTGGCGAAATACCTGGTAAACCTCCACCGCGCTTATTTCTAGTATGTCGCCTTTTATTACTGGTTCTCTTGTGTTTATTTGTTCTACGACTTTTGTTTGAATTACGATGTTTGTTTGTCCTACGGCGTTTATTGCTCCCTTTAATTGTCATTATATATAAACCAGAGAAATTATTCGATGTCAACATGAGCCAACATATGTCTTCTACAACAAATTTTGTTAAGTCCCATTTTATCTAACATTTTTCCCTCCGATGTTTTTTCCATATTTGATTGAGTTAAATAAGTTACTTTATTAGAATCATCGTTATTGCTTTTCATTTTACGCACTTCTCTTACATAAAATCTATATTTATCTCCTAAAACTTTACCACAGGTAAAACACTTTACAGGAATGATCATGGTATTATACTATATATAAATAACATAATCTATAAATCAATTTTTATTGTCTAAAGTTTATTTAGTATCAGAGTTGGGAAACCTTTTATTCTTATAAAAGAAAGCATCATAATCTGAACCATTGTATGTGGCACCACCAGCATCTCCTCCTACACAGCTAAAGTCATCGGTAGTCTTATTCCTAGCCCAAACACAACAATCCATATCACCACAACTACTTTTTGTTGCTAGTGTGGAGCAGTTATTGTCTTTATCTTGTAATCCTCCACTACAAAGATTTAAATTATCTATAGTTGTTGTTGGTTGATTATTTTCCATTTTAGCAATTGCCTTTTCTTCAATACCGGATTCAATATCCGAAATATTTTTACTATCTTTATCTTCTGGATCTTCTGCGGGTTCTTCTGAGGGTTCTTCTGCTGGATCTTCTGCGGGATTTTCTGTGGGATCTTCTGTGGGATCTTCTGTGGGATCTTCTGTGGGATCTTCTGTGTCTGATTTACCACCTTCGAAGTTTTCCATAACCACGACTCTTTGTAATTCTGGATGTGATTTTGGAAACTGTACATTATTTAATGTTATATAAATTATCAAGCAAAACAATAATAACACTACTAAGATAATATCTAAAATATGTTTTCCGATAAAATCAACTGCTGCGGGAATTATATCCATTGTCATTTATATATAATCGTATTTTTTTATTGTTTTACACCTTTGGAAATTTAAAACGCCGACTTTAAGTAAATTATATTTTAGTATAATTTAACTCTTTTAGTTAAAATTGAGTTAAAAATAAAATATTTAGTAATAGTATAGAATGCCGAAATATACTTGCGAACGATGTTTGAAAGAGTTTTCTCAAAAATCCCACTATACTAAACATCAAAATAAAAAAATACCTTGTCAAGATAATAAAGGAAAAATTGAAGAGGTTGTTGATAATATTATAAATAAAAAATTGATTTCAAATAATACTGAAAATAATATTATAAATACAATGACATCAATCAAAACAATGCGTTACTTAGGAAATAAAACAGACCATCTAGAATTTATTGAATCAGTATTAGATATATATAAAGGTAAATTAGAACCTACATTATTTGATGGTTTTGGAGGCACTGGTAGTGTTACACAATACTTTAACCAAAAAGGATACAATGTTACATCAAATGATATAAATGATTATTCATATAAATTATGTTTTTCAAGAAATAATATAATATTAACGGATTTAACCTTTAATGGTCTAAAAATGAATATTAACAATGTTTTAAATCATCTAAATACTTGTAAAAAAAAAGGTTTTATTTATGAAAATTATTCGCCTAATTCCTCTTGTAAATATGAAAGGAAGTATTTTACTAATGATAATGCCGAAATAATTGATGGTATAAGATGTCAAATAGAAGAATGGTATAAATCAAAAAATATAACACAAAAAGAATACATTCATTTGATAGCAATTTTGATAGAGACTGCATCATTATATTCAAATATTCCAGGCACATATGGAGCGTTCTTAAAAAATTGGGATAGTCGTGCTCTTAAAACATTGACATTAAATATGGAAATTCATAAAAAACTATTATCTCATAATAATAATGCGAATAAAACATATAATTCTGATATACGAGATATAATTAAAAAAGTAAAATCTTGTGACTTTATGTATTTAGACCCTCCTTATAATGAAAGAGATTATGCTTCATACTATCATGTATTGGAGACTATATCAAAATATGATAATCCTGATTTAAAAGACAATAAAACAGGAACCAAAAAAAAAATTACAAAATCTAACTGGTGTAGAAAAAGTAGTGTTATTAATGAACTTGAGTATGTAATTAAGAACTCTAACGCAAAGGTTGTACTATTAAGTTATAATAATGAAGGAATAATGAAGGAAGAAGATATTAAGAAAATATTTGAAAAATATGGAATTTATTCTAACCAAAAAAAAGAAGTAAAACGATTTAAATGTAATAAAACCGAAAATAGTGTTGTTGTTTATGAATATATTCACATTTTGGAACGTATACCTACTATTGAAGAACTACCTACTATTGAAGAAATACCTGTTGTTGATTATGATGTTCTAACAACGACAACACCACACGGTTATATTTCTAACATTTGTTGTTTGGAAGGCATGACAAAAATTCCACCAAAATCTATTGATTTAATATGTTGTGATTTACCATATGGTCTTACAGAATGTAAATGGGATACCCCAATTGACCTTGATAAATTATGGAAATTATATAATAATATTTTGAAAGATAATGGAACAATAATATTGTTTGGAAAACAACCATTTACATCTAGATTAGTAGCATCAAATTATAAAATGTTCAAGTATTCTTTAGTATGGCAAAAATCAAAACCAGGTGGATTTGCACAGGCACCATACAAAGTGTTATGCGAACATGAAGATATCCTTGTATTTACATATGGAAAAACAACAAAAAATTCAAAAAATCGTATGACATATAATCCACAAGGAACAATTGCTTGTAATATTATAATGAAAGGTAAAACTGGAACAACTGAACATAGAAAAGGACGAAAAACACAAAAGGATTATGTCCAGACAACAACAAATTATCCCCGTAGTATTTTAAAGTTTAATAATGAAGGTAAGGTAAAACATCCAACACAAAAACCACTATTGTTAATTGAAAATTTAATAAAAACATTCTCTAATGAAAATGAAGTAGTTCTTGATAATTGTATGGGTTCCGGCACTACAGCTATTGCGTGTATAAAAAATAATAGGAAATATATTGGTTTTGAAATGGATACTAAATATTTTGAAATTTGTAAAGAACGTATTACTGATCTTGAGAAAGATGAATAAAGAACCCTTCGTTATCAATCGCAAATTTTACAGGAAATTCAAGGTTTTTATACTTATCAATACAATCAACACTGTTAATTGTTATACATAATCCTTTTTTAATAGTATAATCTGGATACAATTTGTTTAGTTGTCCTACAAATTTTTCTAAATGTGTATTGGATAGTTGTTTAATCCCCTTTCCAAGTTCCTTTTCTAATTTTCCCTCAATAATCTCTATTTCTTTATGTTCATCATTCCTGAACACAATATCCGGTCGGGGCATTTTCTGTCCTACACTAAGGATAGTATCATCGTGTCCTTTAATACAGGTTAAAGCACAACCACCGTGATTTGAGAATATAGTTTCATTTGGTGAAACGTAATCATATAAAATTGTTGCGAGTTTTTCAGTCATATCACTTTCAAGTGTAAAATATTGACTTGGTAACACTGGTCTTTTTTTAATGACACATTCTTCAAACACTATATTTATATCATTAATCGAATACCATAGTTTTGACTTTGGACATTTATCAAAATATTTTTGTTTAATGTTATGATTTTTAATAATATAATTATTATGGTTTGGTTTTTTTGTTACCTTTTCAAACGCATTTATAATTGCTGCAAGGAACCCAACATTTGGGTCGTGTGAAATAACTCCTGACGACTTACCATTTCCTTTATCTAATTTTAATGATATATAAATATCATTATCTAAGCGGTTTAAACGAATACTACAATTGCCTTTTTTTTCTGGTATAGCATTTTTAGATTCAATAATATCATCGCGACATTCATATGCTGTTATCTCATATTTTTCTTTAATATTAATAAGATTACCTTTATTTAGTGAATACATATTAATATTTAAGGTTTCCATTAATCTCATACCTACCATTGCTGTTTGTGTAAGTTTATCTTTCCAAATACTATTACACCAAAACATAACTTTTTTACCCTTAAAATCTGGATACATAGTATCAAATGTTGTAAATTTCGTAATTCTTTGATATACTGCTGTATTTCTTGAAGCATTATCTGATGTTTTTGTTGATTCCAGGATAACTAATGCTTCTGCTGCATTTCCTGTCGTCAAATCAACATCTTCTTTAAATAACATATAATCTACACTTGAAGTTTTACCTTTGAATAACTTGATAGTAATAATTAAATCATCTACTTCTAGAGTCCACACACCTTTAAACTGTTTTTTACCTTCTGAATCACTAGTTATATTTGGAATAATAAAGTCGTTTGATATTGAGTCAGGGATATTCACACCTATCATACTCAACATTAACTTAACTTCATCTATGTTTGGGTTTTCTTCGGTTAAAACTGTGAAAGTTTGTGTCATCTTTTAAGTTGTTGTAATATAATTACAATCATTTTTTAAAATCAATTTTTTAAAATATTTAT